CAGCAGTACGACCAAAACGCGCTATACCACAGCGCTCGTGTCCTGGTCCGATCCCTCAAACGCCTATGCTGATGCGATGGAGCCGGTATTTGAGCAGGCACTGGTGGCGCGCTACGGGTTTAACCAGCTCGAAATGACAGCCATTGGCTGCACCCGCCAGTCTGAGGCGAACCGCAAAGGCCGCTGGGGCATTCTCACCAACAACAAGGATCGTGTCATATCGTTTGATGTTGGTCTGGACGGCAACATACCTCAACCCGGGTACATCATTGCCGTGGCTGATGAGATGTTGTCCGGTAAGGTCACCGGCGGGCGTATCAGCGCGGTGAATGGCCGGGTGATCGCCCTGGACCGCGCGCCGGATGCAAAGGCAGGTCACCGCCTTATTCTCAACCTGCCGTCCGGAGCATCGCAGGCACGTACAATCCAGGCTGTGAACGGAAAAGCGGTGATGGTAAGTACCGCCTACAGCGAGACCCCGCAGGCAGAAGGCGTCTGGGTGGCAGAGTCCGATGAACTGTATGCCCAGCAGTATCGGGTGATCAGCATCAGCGACAATAACGACGGGACGTTTACTGTTACCGGCGCGGCTCACGATCCTGATAAGTATGCCCGCATCGATACGGGAGCCATCATCGACCAGCGCCCAGTGAGTGTCATACCGCCGGGTAACCAGTCGCCACCGGCTAACATCGTGATCAGCTCCTTCTCGGTGGTGCAGCAGAATATCAGTGTTGAAACCATGCGCGTGAGCTGGGATCAGTCGCAGAACGCCATCGCCTATGAAGCCCAGTGGCGACGCAACGACGGGAACTGGGTCAACGTGCCGCGCAGCTCCACCACGTCCTTCGACGTGCCGGGAATTTATACTGGACGCTATCTGGTGCGCGTACGCGCCATCAACGCCGCCGAGATTTCCTCCGGGTGGGGTTATTCAGAAGAGAAAACGCTGACGGGCAAAGTAGGCAATCCGCCAAAGCCAGTGGGATTTACAGCCTCTGAAAATGTTCTTTTCGGTATCGAGCTGAACTGGGGGTTCCCGGCTAATACGGACGATACGCTGAAAACTGAAATCCAGTACAGCCCGACCGGGAGCGCGGATAATGCGATGTTGCTGGCCGATGTGCCATATCCTCAGCACAGATATCAGCAGATGGGTCTTAAGGCGGGGCAGATATTCTGGTACCGGGCCCAGCTGGTTGATCGGACGGGTAACGAATCTGGTTACACCGAATGGGTGCGCGGCATGTCGAGTGACCAGGCCAGCGATTACCTGGAGGCTATTAAAGACGAAGTGATGCTGGCAGAGGATGGCAAAGCATTAACGGATCAAATCGATTTCAACATCGCAGGCATCCTGCAGAACACCCTGGCTGGGATTCAGGGTGCGAAAATCACCTTCCGGCAGTTCGGCGCGGCGTATGCGGAAATCTCTAATGCGCAGATCCTGATTGCTGATGCTAACCAGGCGTTTGCGCAGTTCCAGGAGCTTGTCGCTGTTCAGTTTGCCGATAATGCAGCGGAAATTTATGAGGTTAAAACAGCGCAGGCAACGGCTGATAAAGCTTTTGCTGAATATCAGCTCACTGTGGCGGCTGACTTCAGGGGCGTGAACAGCAGCATCACCACCATTCAGCAGGCGCAGGCCAGCGCTGACCAGGCTTTCGCGCAATACCAGCAGCAGGTGACGGCTAAGTTTTCGGATCAGCAGTCAGCCATTAACGAGAAGATGACGGCGTATGCTGATGCGGGGAGTGCCAATGCAATTTATACCCTGAAGGCTGGGGTGAAATATAACGGCAATTACTATGACGCCGGAATAAGCGTTGCAGTCCTTGCGAGTGGAAGTGCCATTACCACCCGCGTAGCGATCAATGCCAACGAGTTCGTGATGCTGTCCGGCAACGGAACCGCAAATATGTACTCGCCGTTCGCTATCGTCGGCGGCCAGGTCTTCCTGAACAGCGCGTTCATCCAGGAGGGAACGATCACCAGCGCCATGATTGCAGGCTATATCCAGTCAAATAACTACGTTTCCGGCTCGGTTGGCTGGCGACTGGATAAAGGGGGCGTTTTCGAAAACAACGGTTCGGTGGCGGGGCAAGGGTCGATGCGACAGACCAACCAGAAAATTTCGGTGAAGGACGCAAACGGCGTTTTGCGGGTGCAGATCGGTTATCTCGATGGGGTATTCTGATGGCATTTGGTGTTCAGACATGGGACGCCGCAGGGCGCCCTAACAACTACGGGATCAAACCTGTTTCAGTGCTTGGAGCCATCCCGCTCGCTTCCGGGCAAACTTCCGGAACCTGGTCTTATGCGGTGCCAGCTGGAATGAAAGTTGGCTTTGCAATATCGCTTGATGCTGGCGGCACGACTGTTGGCCGTCACATTGAGGCATCCGGGAACACCATCACCGTATCGCCAGCGTCATCGATAGGGATCGGCAACTATGCCGCGTCCCAGTGTGAGCTTATCGTGTTTATGGAGAGGGCATAATGGCTTACGGTGCAATGATCTCTCTGGAAAATGGAAACCCCTTTGTCACCCCGCAATCAACGCCGTTTTGCCTGTATCAGCGGGTTGAGGTTGGCTCGTCGGCTTTCGGCGCTGCTCAGGTAGCAAACGTTGATATTCCGATTGACCCGAGCTATCCGGCGATAGTGTTTTGCAAGACATCCAACTACGCCACCGTTTCCGCCACTCGCGTAGGAGGGGTTATACGGGCCGGGTCCGGGAGTCCGAATGGTTACGCGCACACGCTGACCGTTTACGTTTTTGCTATCTTCCCGCAAGCAAAACCCGCCTGGGGTATGGCGGTGTGGGATGCACAAGGAAAGCTGGTGCTGACGAATGAAAGCCGGGTACTTAGCGATCTTGTGACCATCGGGACGGTCGGCGCTGGCGGGGGTATTAACATTGATCAGACGCTGAATGGTTCCTATGCCGTTGCCCCAACGATACTTGGCTCTGCTTTATATCAAGTTAACGTTCAGGGCCAGCCTGTCATTATCAGCGTTACGGGTTACGCTGGGGCAATGTACAACGGCAGCACGACGAGAATTAACGCACAGGCGAACGAGATCGGCCAGGGTAGTGGAGCAGGTGGCACCAACACGGGCAGGACAATCACCGCCATTAATACCGCGGCATACGATTAAGCCAGAACAGTAACCCTCTCCCGCAATTTAACTGAATTTCACAACCCAGCTCAGGCTGGGTTTTTTTATGGAGCAAATATGTCCGCAGGCACAATCAAGCTTACTAACGGCTCTACTGCAGTAGTCGGTACCGGCACTGCCTTCACCTCAGATTTGAAAACCGGCGACGTTATTACCGCAACGGTCGGGGGTATATTCTTCACGCTATTTGTTGACGCCGTGACGAGTAACACCGCTCTTACGCTGACCGATCCATTCACCGGGCCGACCACTACCGGGTTGGCGTGGGTTGCCGTTCCGCAGCTGACGCTCAACCGCATTACCGCTGCCCTGGCCGCGCAAACTGCCGAATCGGTGCGCCGGGTGCTGCAGGAGAACGCGAACTGGCAGGCTTTCTATACTGGCACTGGTGATATTACTGTTACGCTCCCTGACGGAACACCTGCGGGGCGTCCGGTCAGCGGCCCGTCATGGACGAAGATTGCTGGGATAACGGCTTCGTCGTTGCAATGGCGCGGCGGGATTCCTGCAAGCTCAAATCTGAATAACTTCGGCCCGACTACCGCATACACAGGCGCGTGGGGGCAATCTAGCGTAAGTGCGACCGCGGCTGACGTGGCGCTCGGATACCCGGCCGCAGAGCGTGGGGTGCTTGAGGTGTTTGCTGGTGGGCGAAACAACTGCACGCAGCGATACACCACCGATGGTGGGCGGTTCTTTATCCGTTGGCTTGCAGCCGCGTGGAATGCAGCGAGCCCATCATGGGCTGATTGGATTGAGATCGGTGGGCTTAGCTCTAATACCGTGCTTTCATCGTCAGTAACCTCTCTTTCAGACGCTACAGCCTTTGCACAAAACCAGACTTACGTCCTAGCTGGCATTCGCGCCGATAGCCCGGTAGGGCTGACCGCAGGGCAGAATAACGCGATCATTATGTCGGTGCGCAGGGGTGGCGGTACGATTATGGGTCTTCATCAGACGCTATTCACTGCTGTTGGCACATATGAGCGATACGGCGCGCCGAACGCCGCAACTGGCTGGACATCGGTATCATGGTATAACGGCGGCGACGCTAACGGATGGCGGTTGATTGGTGCTGACGCTATGGCGGCGATCGGGCTTGGACTATCGAACGTCACCCCTAAAGACCCATTCGACTGGCAGCAGGCAGATATGGTAACTGGCCAAAAGTGGTTAACCACTGTTGGTAACTGGGTAAACCCTCCTGCTGGCATCTCGATCGGAGCAACAGCAAACACAGTGTTAGAATGCGTTACTAACCAAGCCAGCAGACTTGTTCTACGCGTCGTGTCAAACGCCGCTGCGAACGGCAATCGCGCAGAGTACATAGCTGTTGGTACCGGAGCAAAAGGAAGTCGGTCATGGACGATCACGCAGAGCTTTAACAGTGACTCTTCAACCGTAATCCCGATCGCCAACGGCGGCACCGGAGCGGCAACTCAGGCAACGGCCAGGACGGCTCTTGGTCTGGCGTATGGCACTGCAGCAGGCACGGTGGCGCAGGGCAATGACTCACGGCTGGGGACGGTAGACGGCAAATCAGGCGGTGTAATTATGGGGGCCATTTCAATTGAGGGGACCACACTCAATCTGAGGTCTACCACTCCGACTGGCGGCTGGCCTTTTTTCCTTCAGTTCCTGGCAGGTCAAGGAAACAACATCACTTACACCAGGTTTTATCAAGAAAACAGCGGTGATATGACGATCCAGACAAATATGAATGCGTCGTCAAAATATTTCCAATTCAGTGCGGCTGGTAACTTTAACTCCCCTGGAAACATCACTTGCGTATCGCTAACTCAAACATCTGACGAAGACAAAAAGAAAGACATTAAGCCGATTGATAACGCCCTTGAGAAGGTTCTTTCCCTTGATGGCGTCACATTCAACTGGAAGGGTAGTGGTCTCCCGTCTGCGGGTGTCATCGCGCAAAAGCTGATTGATGTTTTGCCGGAAGCAGTTGGAGCAGCGTTTGATGATCACGCCGAATACGTTGAGGTTGAAGAAGAGCAGGAGGTAGAAGAAGAGCAGCCCTTTGAAGAAAAGGACGAAGAAGGCAATCCGATAACTGTTTATCGCACCGTTACTGTTAAACGGATGGTGAAGGTTAACAGACTCATCAAGGAACGTGACGAAACGAAGCGCAGCTATACCGTAGAGTATGCCGGTGTTGTTGCCCTCTGCCTCCAGGCTATTAAGGAGCTTAACGCTAAGGTGGAAACTCTGGAAAAGAAACTAAATCCGCAGGAGACGGAAGAGCAGCCTGATGTTCAGCACTAATTATTGATAGGTGTCACCACATTGATCTGCACCCTCTTTAAAACTACTGTATGAATACACAGTAATAATAAATGAGAGGTCACCATGCCCCGCCAATCAGACATTAACTCGGCTTTCCACGCTGCTATTCAGCTTAATCCCAAAGGTTACCAATGCCTGAGGTCTTCTGACTTCGTTCGGGAACTGGCGAAGGTTCACCATCATTTCACCCTGGTCGATGCCAACGAGTGGATAGAGTTCTATCAAACTGGGTTCGTAGACAAGACTCCGGACGATAGCGAGAACCGATACTGGATCCTGCGCACTATGGGGAGGGTACTCTGATGGCATTTGCATCCCCGGCTAATGACTACGTCGAGCGCACGCTTTCACCTGTCACCATGTTCACCACGAACGAAAGTCGCATAGTGGAAACCTCGTCAGGGTTTGCGGTGATCGAACCGGTCACCCGGTTGGTGCAGGGGCAGGTTCTGCTGATTCTTAGTGGCGGCCAGACTCAATTCGCACGCTTCTTGGGAAAAGCGTTAATCACGGAGGACGGCGAAGCGATAGAAGGAATTGCCGCAGAAGAAGTCGAGGTGATGGGCCGGGTGACATACTTCATCAATAGCGCTGACGATGATGTTGATGAGTGTCCAGTATAATAAGTTTGAAAAGCTCTCTCTGCGCATGCTCAAGGCGAAAGTAATAAAAACCCGGCGCTAAGGCCGGGTCGTTTTATGACAACGCTTCTTCTTTGCGAATACGGTCGATTGCGCTTCGTAAACGAGCTTTTGAAGCATCATCCCAATCAACGGTTTGACCGCCAACAGGAGCGCAGGGAGAGATAGAACCGTTGACCAGCATTTGTCGTACATCAGCCACTTCTTGTGCACTGATTGATACATGTGGTGATTGTGGATTAGTCGTATCCATAATAAGCCCCCTCTGCAATAGAGCCTGATTCACTTCGTTGATAGTAAACACGCTATCTTCAAGGTGAGCCTTACCGCTGTCGAAGTCTACAAATCTGACTTCTCCGCCAGAAAAAGGATCGAGGCGCTTGGACTCTTCAATCGCTGTGCGGGCACAATGATTTCCCATCCAATTTTGAGCTGCCGCTCCACTTCCTGAACCGGTAAAAACAGCAAAAAGCTCGTTCGTTGCCGTATCTTTAACGATTAACTTTTGGCCTTTCTCGAAGATAACTTCATTTGTCGATTTTTTTACGATGTACAAATTTACGCTTTGACCAGTCGGTAGCACCACTGGAGGTTCTTGAAGGCGTAGGTCACCTTTCCACCACATTTTCCAAAGCTCAATTAGTAAACCGGAACCCGCCAGTAACATTACGAAATCGTTACGATCTGAAATTTTACCAAACCCTGTATTGTCTATGTACAGGACGTGCCCGGTATAGCCTTTATCAGTTAAATCTACAGACCATCTCGAGTCACTGGTTACGACACGATTCAAACGGTCATAAACGGTTGTAGTCATTATAGACGCTCATACATCGTCAAGGTTCGCAGATTTTACAGGAATAGGAAAAATCCGCTAATCGATATTACTTATCGGTAACGTAAAAAAGTAACTTTAGAACGAAACTGAAAAATTGATAAAAGTTACTTTTCTTGCCCTACCATTGTGCCCGAAGCGGAGATTTTATAAGTCAAAATTTAAGCAGAGCACACCCTAATTATTTAAGGATGACCACCCCAAAAATCAACAAGAACGTCGCAAAAATGAGACTGATGGCGAGTTTGAAGTTTTAGTTAGAGCATTTAAACATTGGAAACTATATGGTTATTGCAAGGAGTGGTTTGCTTGGGTAATAGGCAAGGCGCTGATTTGTTATGATGGTGAAGCGGGTGACGTACTTCATCAAAAGCACAAGCGCGGATGATTGTCGGGTGTAAAAGGAACTCATAAGAAAAGCCCGCATCAGCGGGCTTCTTATCACTCGGGAGCCGCGGCTCCTTTGCGTATCCTTTTTTGTCCCCTCACCGTCTGGTCG